TTAGCTATAGATCTGATGTGTTGTTGTTGGATTTTGTTATCATCGTCAGCTAATCTTCCATCCCCTATTAATATAGCTCTAGCTATCTCTTCTTCTAACATCATTCTCATTTCTTGTTTAATCCAAGCAACTACGTCGAAGCTAGTTATATCTATAACGTCATCTCTGTGTAATTTTTGCTTTTTGTATATAGTTTGAGGGTCAGTAGTTCTCTTTAATAGTGAGAATACTTCTTCTTTCTTTAAGTCACCTTTCATGTAACCTAATGCTCTAGCTTCGTCTTCTCTTATATCAGCAAACATAGATTTTATTCTAGAGAATGGTGTATGATGTACTCCAGCCATTACTTGAGCAACCCATCCTGTGTCTCTCTTGATGAATTCAGGTACATTATTCATGTTTCTGTATTCAGGGAATAACATAGATATACCTTCACCATCAGTATTAGGTTTTATACCATAGTTATCATATATAGCGTCTCCGTGTTCGTCAGCATGTTGTAACACTGCTTCTTTTAAAGACCCTAATCTTTTAGCATCTCTTAATATATTTTCTACATCAGCATGTGATAATACATTTTGGTTATATTGGTTATCGTTTTCGAATACATTATGTTTCATTTCTTCTTCTCCTCCATTATCGATATTTGAATGTTGCGCTGCATTTTCTTCTAAAGCTTGCCCTATAAGAGCATACATAACGTTCTTTTGTTCTTCAGTCATAGAGTCAACAACATCTTGGACTGTCTTTTCTTTCTTACTATCTTCCACTTTCTTATCCTCCTCTTTCTTATCATTTTGAATTTCTTCATCGGCATGGTAAAGCTCGATGTCTTCTCCAGTGTATATAACACCTTCTTCGTCTGAGGTTTCACCGTGTCTAAGAATAGAGTCTATGAAAGCTCCAGGATTTGCTCCTGCTAGAACTAAACTAACTTCTCTTATGACACCATGTTCTACATTTCCACCTTTTTGTTTTAGTTGATTCGCATAAATAGATAGAGCTGTAACATCGCCATGTTGCACTAACATCTTAGCATTTTTACCAGCTTCTGTATCGTTGAATGTACAGTATGCATAAACGCCATTATCTCTATTTTCTAATAACGCATGACCTAAAACATTAAGTGGATCGTTGTGTTGATGATTCCAGACTAATGGAACTGTCTGTCCGTCATTATTCTTGAACGCATCTCTCATGATAGTTCTTCCGTCTGAGCATTTTAAGTTATTCTTAGTTGCCCATCCGCTAAAATCATACTTCATCCTCTTCGCTTACCTCCTTTTCTATATTATCAGGTTTTTGTGGAACCTCTTCGTTGGATTTGTTTAAGTTCTTATTACGTAACTCGTCTGCTTCTGGGTCATCGGAAGGTTTGATACCTACGATTTGTCTTATTTCGTTTGAAGATAGGATTTCGTTACGTGTGAACTTATCTGCTATGTCCGCCATTTCATTTACAGGTACAAGCTTGAATGGATCTCTGAAGAACTTGATGGCTTGTCTTTGCGCTCTAGCAGTCTTCGTTAAGAACTTACGATTCATCTCGTCTACTATAGCAGCTATTATAGGTTCTATAGTACGATTGTAGTAATTCAACATAGTTTTATCATCAGCGCTTCCATCTAATATAGCTTGAGTTAAACCTAATTGACTGTATAACATACCAGTCAAATATTCGATTTGTTTCATTAGGTTGTTTTCGGCAGGTCTGTTTAACTGAGTTATTCTTTCTGTACCATCAGTATAAGCTATACCGTATTTTGAACCAGCTAATTGCATCTCTATGTCTTTTCTTCTGTCTTCTGCTTGTTTACGTCTAGCTTCGCTCTTTATAACGTAAGGTAATTGTATTATTAAATCTAGCTTACCTGCTCCAGACTGTTCGTCTATTACATCTAATAAATTTAACTTACGTACAAGACGTTGCATAGTTGAGTTGTGTTCGTTAATGACCGCATATAAAGGATTTTCGATAATAGCCACTGTAGACTTAGGAAGAGTCACCTCTTCATGGATACCTTTTTGGTCATTGTATAATCTAACTCTAACGTGTGCCGGATACCATTCTATGATTTTACCAACCCTCATGGTATTTATTTCATAAGAACCAGATATCATCGGATTAATGGTTGTGTCTACCGGCACTATAGCAACACATCCTTCATCCAACATGGACATTACCACATCTTGTAAGAATGCTCTACCTGTTTGGTCAATGTTTGCTTCGACATTCAAGCAGTTTTGTAATCCGGAGTTTATCTCTTCAGTGTATCTTCCGTTTTCATCAAGTCTTACATGTTTGATTGATATGGAAGCCACATCCAAAGCTAAACGGTTATATACAGATGTTACTATTGATCTTTCATTACCTCTTGTGAAACGAACACGGTCTGGTTTATTATAACTAAAATATCCCATATCCTGATAAGGACGTCTTCTATCGTTATCCAAGAAAGCATTCCAAGCATGTTGTAATCTATCTGTTATTCCCATTTTGAATTTTCACCTCCTTTATTTCCATAACTCTTCATCAGTGACTCCAAATTTCAACATCTTTTTAATTTCTTTATCACTAAGCTTTGTGTTAGGGTGTTCTTCCTTGTATTTCTCTACAGCTCGTTTATCGGAATAAGCCATACCGCCAAATATAGCAGCGTAAGCACCACCCATCTTAACCGCAGAAGGAGCCAACATCATAGCCATTCCCTTATCTGCATTTTTCTTGATTTCTTCTTTTGCCATTTCGCGTTTAGCGTAGTCGTATTTACCATCGAATGTTATGATAGGAGCTTTGGCGTTATATCCACTATATTTTTTATCGTTTATGTCATATATAGCATTCATGCCTTGGTCCTTTAAAGCTTTGTAGAATTTACTAGCACGAGCTTGACCTTCTTCCGAGTTATCAGTAAGAGCGATATTGTATATATCATACGCTTTCTTCATATCTTTTTTATTTAAAACCTCACCTTTTGTGACTTTATCTGTAAGTTTGTTGAATCTAGGATTGAAAGCGCCAGCATCTTTTGCTAATTCGTCAACTGATTTCTTGAAACTCGAGTCATTTTTATATAGATTATTAAACGTTTCTTGAGCCCTCTTTGGCGACGCGATTTTAACATCTTGTTGCGGTTTTACCGATACGTCGTAAATTTTCTCCCAAGATTGCCCTTTTTTCTGTAAATCGTTAGCTAGAACACCTTTGTATTTTATCTGGTCAGACTTCTTATACGACATGTATTGTCTTCCTCCACGTATCTCTGCATTTTCATGCAAACGCATTATACGATGGAAATCAGTATCCTTACTTAACGTTTTATCTGTAGTATATCCTTTATGTTTATTGTAGGCATAGCATGCTGCTACGGTAACAGCCGCTGCGGCTACGGCATATTGTTCGCCTCTGATACGTTTAGCTGCTGCTTGTTCAGCTTGTTGTTTGGACATACCTTTAGCTTCAAATTTCTCTTCAAGTTTTAATCTATGTGTTGATTTCTTTTCAGGTATTTTATACTCTTTCTTCTTTTCACTAGGCCCATCATCGTCGTAACGTTCTTTCCCAGCAGGAGTAAGACTACCGTCTTCATTTTGAAATCTTCTACGACCCCACTTTTGACCTTTTATTCCGTGGTGGTATAATTCTTCTGATGAGATTAGATCATTAAGTCTGTACATTTTCTCACCTCCTATTCAAAGGCGTCTTTGTTTAGTTTATACGCAACATAACCATCCATCATAGCAGCCACGGCGTCTATCTTCTGGTCATATCTTTTCTTTAGCAACTTACGGTTTCCGTTTGTGTCTTCTAAAGTTATACAGTTACCCATAGTAAACGTCATTAGTTCTTCGTCGAATATCAGCATCCTTTCTTCTGCTAGTTTCTTAAGTTCTCCTAATGGTACAGACTCAGTTTTAGCTCCTTGTATTACTTTTTCAATCCCAAATGGACCGTTTTCTCTTTCCCAACGTTCAACAAATGCTCTGGCGTTATAAGGGTCAAACCCGAAGCAACGAACATCGTATTCTCTTTCGATTATGTGAGCATCCAAGTCATCATAAACTTGTTCCATGTCAAGTACGGTTCCTTCCATTACAATCAAACTTCCCTCTCGCATGAACTCATCATACTTTAGACGCATAGCCCCTGGAAGTTTTCGTAATGTTTTATCGGTAATGTAGTTTCGAGTCTTAATTCCGAACGAACCATCTCTCAGTGGGAATAAGAATGTGAATGCGCAGAAGTCATCCCCTTGTGATAAGTCCGCTCCGAGCGCACAAGGCATCCCCCAGAAGTCTCTTCGTCTGTGAGGAAGAGTTTCTTCATAAGTAAAGAAGTAAGTGTAACCTTCCATTGGTATTCCGAAACGTTTAGCTAGAATATCATTACGCACTGCTGGGTTTTTCTCGGCTCTTTCTACATCTAATTGGTAAGTCTCATAAGTTACTGTTTTTCCTATGTTCGGATTTGCTTTCATCCACGTATTAGGGTCCCCGACTTCTTCAACTTCATCCAGTCTATAATACCATATGGAAACGTGAGGGTTGATGTAGTCTCCTTTTAGGATGTCCATTAACTCCATTTTGATTGTGTCACCGCTCCCATTCCTTACAGTCCCTTCCGAGCTCATTGCTACTATCAAGTAATCATCCAGTTTAGAAGCCCCTTGTTCTATGGCACCTATAACGTCTTCTCTTATATCTCCTGATAGCCATTCATCGACTGTTGCTATTTTACATCTTAGTCCTTGAAGTTTATTAATATTCATAGGTCTTATCTCTAGTAATGAACCGGTAAGAAAGTTCTCTATACCTTTCTTTGTAGACGCAAGTTTTGTTCTATTGGCTTTAGCGCCTGTTGTGTTTTGTAGAGATCCTTCGGTTAAGAATTGAAATAGAGGACCTTTGGCTCTTGTTATCGCTGTACGCATCGGCGACATCATTTCTTCCGCTTGTTTCATCGTTGGAGCTGTCGTTATTTGGTGCGTTGTGCTGACATCAACATTTAAAAAATAGTTTTGAATAAGAGACCCATACATTGATTTAGCCGCACCCCTAGCTACTATCAAATACTGTTTGTTAATTAGTCTCTTCTTTATCGTTTTGGTTACGTATTTACCACCATGCCCATCAGGCGAAGGTTCGAATACACTTCTTTCGACGAAATAATACCAACCGAATACTTGCTCAGCCCATAACTTAAATGAGTCCAATAGGTGTAAATCACTCCCATCGGTTAACGTTGCCTCGTTTTCACAGAACTCTATAAAACCGTTTATGGCTTGGTCATCGTAATATATTCCAGGATTCGCAATCAGGTCATCGATTCTGTTCATCTCCATGGAAATCTCTCTACATACTGGTATCTCGCCTCTTATTACAGCATCTCTGAATTTACCGTAGTAAATCGGAGTGGCAGTGTTCGATAACGCCATTTTGAATTCTCCTTTCGTATATTAAGTTGTTATTTCTTTAGTTCTTTGATAGCTAGAGCTATACTTAGCGTAGTGCTAGCAAGTGTTAGAGCGGTCATACTGCGGTCCATAAACTTAGACGCTTTCGATTCGCCCATGTCGATACGCTCTCTATTCTGTATCATTCTAGTGTAGTTCTCTTCCATATTAAGTCTATTAACAGCTTCACGTAATTCTTGATCAGACATTTTACTAGCTCTTTCTCTAGCTGCTACTTCTAAAGCTTTATCCGCTTTCTTTTGTTTCTTTCTACTTCTTTCTGCTTCTAACTCTCTACCAGCTCTATTAAGTTCTTTACCACCATCAACCGCTTTTTTAGTGGCATTTAATGCGGCTTTCGTATTAGAATCATATTGTTTTTCGAAATTTTCTTTAGAACCGTAACGTTTAGCTCCCTCTGGAGTTAAACTACCATCTTTATTTTGGTATCTTCTACGACCCCACTTTTGACCTTTAACACCATGATGTACTAACTCATCAATTCTGTATTGTTTAGGCATGTTATTCACCTCCTTTCGGAGAGTCTCCTTCCAAGTAAAGGCGCCATTCAAGTTCCGAAAGCATTCGATTTATACTGTCAACTAATATACCACTTCCAGGAGGGTCGAACATTAACCTTACTTTAAGGTAAATATAACTTTTAACCATGGTGATTTGCTCTCTATCGATATAATCATCCCATAACTCAGTTCCATCGTAAATTAAGAAACCTTCAGGTGGGCCGATATTAAGTTGATTAAGGATAACCAAAACAGTATTTATATGAATTATTAGGTCTTCGTCAAATGCTCTGTACTCCGGCTGAATTCCTAATAATTTCTTGATTGAATCCAGTATACTATCCATTTTGAATCACCTCCTTCGTATCAATAGACATATCCCATTATATCTTTGCCTATTTTTATCCATTTAAGGAGATCATTAACATTACCAGCATTAACCGACGCATTTTTACCGTTTACGGTTACGTTGTTTTTCTTTAGTATAGCATTTACAGCAGCTAACCCAGCGGCTATAGCCACCCCAGTTGCTACTTGTTTAGCAGCCATTGTCATTCTACGTTTCATCTGTGCCTTTTGAGCGCTTCTTCTTGCTCCTACTTCTGGTGCTTTTCTAGCTTTTGCTCTTTCATACTGATGTTGATCTGATAAATACTTATATTGTTTTTGTAATACTTTATTACTAGGGTCAGCTTGAAGTTGTTTCTTTACTGCTTTAGCTTCATTTAAGTATTTACGTGACATATCTTTTCCAACTTCGCCTTTTATAGCACCTTTTCTATAAGTAGTATTAGTTCGTAACGCTTGTTTGTATTCTTTATGCGCTTGTTTATATGCTTTCTTTAGATCTTTATCTCTAGAGTTTCGTTCGTATTCCATTCTAGCTGCGTTTGATTTTTTACCTAAATCTATTGCGTTCGCTTTGTTTTTAGCATTCGTATTCCAGTTTTTAAAACTCTTATCGATTTTTTCGTTTTCACGTCTAGCTCTTCTAACACCCCATCGCATACCTTTCACTCCGTAATGATAAAGTTCATGCGCGCTAACATAAGTCCACATTTCATATATCACCTCCTTACACTATACCGTAGCGTTTTTTAGCCCACTCTTCTCCTTTCTTTTCATAGGCGCTAACATACTTAGCAGCATCTTTTGTCATGGACTTTTTAACTAGCGTAGTCGATTTTATAGATACTGACGCTTTACCGTCTAGTAATAT